TCAATCAAGCGTCAACGTCAACTGACCAACCGGAACCCTGATCGTCTCACCGATATTATAAGTCTTCGTCGGCGACAACACATGAAACGCGCACAAATTCCCGGCAGTCAGCGCATCATGAATCCCGATAGCAGCAATTGCCCCATGATCGGTCGTCGAAACAGGAAACTCCACAATCGCAACATTCGACGACACCGAACCCGTCGTACTGCACGTAAACGCAACTCTCGCATAAGCCCCGGCCGTCGCCTCAGTACCCCCGCCAGCCTCACCCGGAGCAACAGTAAACAACGAAGCATAAAACGTTGTCGGAGGCGTCCACGCCACACCGCTGAACACATGCCCATTAATCTTATTCTCAAAATAATCCGTCAAGCTACCCATAAACCCTCCTCATAATTATCAAACCATTATCATTACCAATCCCACTATCCACTACCTACTTTCCCGCCATCCAGCCAACCAGCTAACAAGCTATCCCGCCATCACGTCAAAGACTGCGTAAAATCCTGCACAACCCCGCTTGCAGGAACAACCGAAGCCCCCGAAGTAACGGTAATCCTTGGAACCAGCGACGTAACAGGCGTATTATTCGGCAACGTAATCTTGATCCGGTTCCCCGTCACAAGTCCCACAATATCCTCCGTCAAAACCGGATTATCCGCTATCAAAAACCCGAACGACGAAACAGCAAACGCAGGAACAACCGGAACCAAACCATTATACACCACCTCCCACCGCAACGCATCAAGCATCAACAACGCCTCATCGCTCGCCGCCGTATGAGCAGCATTGTTCCCCGCAATATTCAGCGTACCATCATAAACAGAAGCATTGGCCAGATCAATCAAAAACTGATCAACCTCCCATGACGACAACCCCGTATCAGAAAGATCAAACGCAGGCTTAACCCAGCCAGAAGGAAAATCCTTCCTTGAATAATACAGCCCGCTGCACCCATGCAGATCAAGCACTCTCAAAACCGGCAACCCCGCAATCACCCCGATATCACCACCAAAACCAGTAACCCGGCGCAACTTCAGCACCTCAAGAGCACTCTGATCAGCAAGCCCCTCCAAGGTTCCGCCAACACTACTCCCGCATATTGACAGCTCATGCAACGCAAGATCCGCAAAATCCTCAACCCGAGCATTCACGCACGTACCCTGCAGCTCCAGCACCTGCAACCCCCGCAACTGCCGAAGCTGCTTCGTATCCCCATGCAACGACGGCTCACTGCACCGAATCGTCCTGATCGACTCAATCTCCCCATAAAACGACAACTCAAACCTCCCGGCCCGGCTGTACACACTCTTGTACAGCTTACCCTCCTCGCTCCCCGAAAAAAAAATCTGATACTTGCCCCGCTCGCCCCAACTGATCACAATACCCTTACCCGAAACCCCGCCGATCGTCATCATCCTGATACTCGGCATCGACGTCTCAAACGAAAACCCCGTCATCATCCCGGAGAACAACCGGTTACTCCACCCATCAGGAGTAAACAACCCATAAGCCGCCCACCCCTGCGACCCCTTCGGCAGTATCCGCTCATTAAACGTCCTCATCCACTCCCAAATCCATTATTCACCATCCCACATTCCACATCCTACTTCCCACATCCCACATCCCACTTCCCACTTCCCACTATCCACTATCCACTTTCCAGCCATCCAGCCATCCAGCCATCCAGCTAACATGCCATCCCGCACTACCTCCTCAGCCTCTGCTGTTCACTCCCCGAAACCAGCTCGATCCGCTCAAACCCGCTCCCCGTATCATACCGAACACCCTTACGGATAACCCGCTGAACCTCCATCCCGTACTCCCTCCGGTAATGATCCATCATCGTCAACAACCCCTGCCCGCCAACCGAAGCCGCCAGACGAGGCAACACATACCACCCCAGCACCCGATACACCGAAGCCATAACCCACTGCAAAGCATCCAGCCGCTCTACATCAAACGAATCCACATCCACCGTACCCTGAGCCGGAATCCACGATATCAACAATTCATCCACAATATCATCCACACCCCGGGCATGATACTCCTCAAACGACACCACCCCATGCTCAAACACATACGGCTGAAACCGCAACAAATCCGAATCCGAACTGAACACCATACAACCCCCACCTCACAACAATACCGGTATAAAAAAAGGGGAGCAGGGAATCCCCCCTCCCCACGCATCACACATAGTACCAACCCCACGCATCGTCATCACGCATCATCATCACGCATCATCATCACGCATCATCATCACATCATCCCGCTATCCAGCCATCCAGCAAACAAGCCATCAAGCCTTTCTCGCCTTCACCGCAAGATTTGCATCCAGACACTTCACCCCATACAACGCATCCAGCGCAACCTTCGTCTTCGACTTGTCAGCGTCATACCACATCCGCGCACGCAACGCAATCCCCGACGCCTCATCAAACACCGTCTCAACCTTCACACTGAACTCACGCCCCATCTCCGAAAGCGGAGCCATCGCCAGCGCAAACGCATTCCGGTGATACGCAACGTTCTCCACATGGTTCACCAGGCTTACCGTCACCGCAATATTATCCGCAACATCCTTCGACAGAGCAGGGAAAATCTGCACACCCGTAAACGTATTCCCCGCAGCCGTAACCGGCGACTCATTCACCACCGCATACCGCTGAGGATCCCCATTAATCGCAAACGAATCACCCTTCACCAGCGTACCCGTCACCGCAGCAGCATCCAGGTTCAACACCGTCGCACCCTTCAGAAAAGCCCCGCTTGTCAAAAGCGCCGACACCGACGCCGTACCCTTCGTATGCGTCCCCACATTCTGGTTCGCAAAAATGTTGAACCCGAACTTCATGCCAATCACACCCGTCCGCTGCAACTCCTCAGCCGACGTACCCGCAAACCCGCTGTTCGCAAACAACTCCGCAAACCCCGCCTCCATCTCGCTGCCAACCTCATAAAACAACGTATCCGGAATATTCAGCGGCACCTTGTTATCCCGCAGAATCTTCTTCACCCGCGTAATATCCTTGATCTCCGTCGTCGCAGCCACATCGTAATACCACGGAACAAACTTCGCCAAAGCATTCAGGTTCATATCAATATCATCCGCAATCGCATACGCCGCCGGCTGGATATGATCCACAATAATCTGCTCGCCCGTGCTGTTCAGCTCCTTATCCGTCACCCGAACTTCACCTCCTTCCACTTATCCAGCTTGATCTCCATCCCTTCAGCATTGATATCCTGATCATTCGACGGAGCATCCTGCGCCGTAAACGTCCCGGGCTTGCTGATCTTGATCGTACTCCCTTTCTGCTGCGGCTCCTTATCATACCCCCGATGCACCCGGCTCGCCATCCCCAAAGCCTTCTGCAACTGAATCAACCCCTCCTGTGCATAAAACAAAGGATCATACAAATTCAGATTGTTTGCCATAATTCCTTACCTCATTATCATTTACAATTCAAAAAACATCATCATCACCAAACCCATTCATCCCACTCTCCAGCTAACCAGCTATCAAGCCATCAAGTCCTATCTTTCAATCACCAACTGCAGCCCCGCCTTAGCAGCCGCCTCCTTCGCCGCCCGATACTTCGCCGGATCCTTCGCATCCGCAGCGCCAATCTTGTACGCCGACCCCGACACCTGCCCCGCAGTACCCCCGGCAGCACCGCTGCCACCCGGCCCAGCCAGAACGAAATGCGGATTCGAAGCCAGGAACCCCTGCACATACTCATCAACCGAAACCGGCTTGCCCCCCTTATACAACGGAGCACCACTCTCCCGAACCTCCACCGAATCCGACTTCCGGTCATAATGCACATTCCCCTTAAGCAGCATCACAATCTGTCCCGGCTTGATCGCCCTCGCCGCCGAAGCCGCACCAAGCAAAGCATTATCCACCCTGATCTTCTTCAACTGATCCACCAGCGAAGCAATCTCCTCATCCTTCGACCCGATCACATCATCCTTCTCCTTCACCGTCTGAGCCAGAATCTTGTCAAACTCACCCCGCTTCTCCAGCACTTCACGCTCCCGCTTCGCCTTCTCACTCTTCAAAGCCCGATACTCATCAACATCCACCCCTGCAAACAACTCCAACCGCTTCGAAACAGCAGCATCCACATCCCCCTGCGTAAACAACCCCTCACGCCCGGCAGGGTACCCGGCGCCACCCTTGCCACCCTTACCAGCATCACCGGCACCGGCAGAACCATCACCCTCACCACTCCCCTGGGCACCACCAGCAGCCCCCGCACCACCCCCATCCTCAACCACAAACCGCATCGGAAACAACGTCCGCCGCAAAAACCCATCCATCAAACCCATAACCACCCCATTACGTGAATAGAAATATATATCAATACAAATATACAGCAAAATCCTATTATATAGAAATAATTATCTATTATTCGGGCACAAAAAAAGGCCATCCGGCCAGTCTTCTGCCTTCCACATTCATCTTTACCTAACACGTAATCCGCTACCCGTAGCACGATCTTCATTCCACCGCCAGCCATAAAATCACGCCATCACCGTGGAATACTCAAATTTCCTGCGTACATTATCAAGTTACTCTTCTTTGAAAAAAACAATGCCGCAGCTAATAAGCTGCTTCAGCCGATCGCTCAACCGCTACCCGGTTTCTTGTCGGCTGAGCTTCGTTAAACAAAGATGGTCATGGAGTAAAAAGTGCTGTTGACATGTTTATTGCCGGTTTAGACTGATCAGTATAATCCGACAGGCTTAAATGATTTTAACGATTGTAAGTTTTTATAATTAATTAATTGGCTGGTCTGTGATTATGAGTTTTAAATTGTCTTATACAGAAAGAAGCTTTCTGCTTTTACTGAATAAGGCAGATCACTCTAAACATTGTTCGGCGGCTGTCGCTGCTCAATTCCAGCTTTTCGGGAACTAAAGAATGAAAACACGCATCGGCCAATTGTCCCTAAACTACAGTGCACGCGGCATTCCCACTTACACACTCGAACTCTGGCACGACGGACTGAAAAAGCATCGCCTTATTCGTGGCGAAAGTGAATCAATCGTCAATCTGAAGGCAACACTGCAAGTTGAAGAATGGGAGGAACGCTGGGCAGTTATTGACGCTAAAGAGCGTGACCGCTCACAGAAACTCGCCGGAAAACGGCAGATTGAAGAAAACAAATCGCTAGCCGTGGAACGGACTGCTGAAGCCCAGCAAGAACTCGAACGGCTAAATTCGCTTCTGAAGGCAACCTTGGCGGTTGATGACACTATTGATTGGGAGAAGCTAAAGGATAAAACGCCCTACCCGGAAAAAAAACCGGTGATGCCACCCACACCACGGGAGCCCGTATTGCCGCAAATGCCAAGCGAACCATTACGAGGTGACCAAAAATATATTCCCTCATTAGGAATTCTCGACAAGCTGATAGTCTCTCGAAAGGAACGTGCGGTTTCGGAAAAGCTGGCACTGTTTGCCTCCGATCACAAGTCGTGGCAGGACGAGGTAGCCATAATTACACGCACACACACAGCAGCGCTTTTGGTACATGGAAAGTCCGTTGCCGCCATGCGTGAAGAACACGAAAAGCAAGTTTCAGCATGGGACAAACGACGCAACGAGTATTTAAACAAACAATCTGCTACACATGCTGAAGTTGACGCAAAACGCACTACCTATGAGTCCAGCGATCCTGATGCAATTACCGAATACTGCGATTTAGTTCTTTCATCCTCGCGCTATCCAGTCTATTTCCCGCAGGAATATGATCTCGACTATGACGCAGCAACTAAAACAATCATCGTTGATTACCGGCTTCCCGCGCCAGACGATCTTCCACGTTTGAAGGCAGTTAAGTACGTTGCAAGCCGTGATGAGTTTGAAGAGCAGTATATTTCCGAGGCTCAATCATCCAAGCTCTACGACGATATTTTATATCAAGTCGTCCTACGCACAGTTCACGAGTTGTTCGAAGCGGACATCATCTCTGCAATTGAGACAATTGTTTTCAATGGTATTGTCACTTCAACGGATCGTACAACCGGTAAGCCAACGACAGCATGCGTTCTCTCACTGCGTGCCAATCGTGCTGAGTTCTTGGAGATTAACCTTTCACAAGTCGATCCGAAGGCGTGTTTTAAGTCGCTCAAAGGTGTCGGAAGCTCAAAGCTCCATGGCTTGTCGCCGGTTCCACCCATCATGCAGCTTCGGAGGGACGATGGACGATTCGTATCCGCTTACGAAGTCGCCAATACGCTTGATAGCAGCGTAAATTTAGCTGCTATGGACTGGGAGGACTTCGAACATTTGATTCGTGAGATTTTTGAAAAGGAATTTTCATCATCTGGTGGCGAAGTTAAGGTAACTCAAGCAAGTCGCGATGGAGGTGTTGATGCCATTGCTTTTGATCCTGATCCCATTAGGGGCGGAAAGATCGTTATTCAAGCAAAGCGATATACCAACACGGTCGGCGTTGGTGCGGTACGTGATCTCTACGGCACCGTAGTGAATGAAGGTGCAACAAAGGGTATTTTGGTTACTACGTCCGACTATGGCCCCGACTCTTATGCCTTTGCCAATGGAAAACCCCTTGTTCTTCTCAGCGGTGCTAACTTGTTACATATTCTGGAGAAACATGGTCATCAAGCCCGCATTGACATACAGGAAGCAAGAAAGCTTACTGCAAAGCTATGAAGCAATCTAACCCGGCGCTCAACCAGACGCTGCGCGATAAAACCGCGCAGCGTCTGTGAGCCCTAGCGTTAAATATCCACGTTACCTCCACGCATCAGTGTTTTAAATTCAATTCGCACGCCCTACGACATGAAAGCAAAAGATAAAGGCCCGCAATTTATAAGGTTTTTCAAGCCAGTAATAGAAGCTCTCAAAGAATTGGATGGCTCAGGTACAGCTGCCGAGGTAATCGATCGTGCGATTGTCAATATGAACATCTCCGAAAAAGAGCAGCAGGCGACTACAAAAAACGGGCAATCCCGCGTTCGTAATCAGGTGAATTGGGCTCGGCTCTACCTGGTACATGCTGGTTACCTTGACTCCTCGAAACGCGGTGTATGGAGCCTCACCGACAAAGGAATATCGATTGACATAAGTTCATTTGATCCGTACGCAGCTTTCAAATCGGTGCAAGACCACTTTAAAGATGAAAAGAAAGCTCAGAATCAACCGGACTCATCAGCGGCAGAATCAGAAGAGATACCTGATGACGAGCAAAATCACCGGGCAAAATTACTTGATCTTATAAAAGGACTACCCCCCTCAGGCTTTGAAAGATTAAGCCAGAGATTGCTCAGGGAATCTGGCTTCCAGCAGGTTGTTGTCACCGGAAAAAGCGGAGATGGTGGCATTGACGGTATCGGAATTCTGCAGGTCAACCCATTTGTCAGCTTCAATGTCCTCTTCCAGTGCAAGCGCTACCAAGGTGCTGTAACGCCTTCTCAGGTTCGTGATTTTCGTGGAGCAATGCAGGGCAGAGCAGATAAAGGGATTGTTATTACCACCGGAACCTTTACCGTTGAGGCAACAAAAGAAGCCCGCAGGGATGGGGTTCCACCGATAGAGCTTGTTGATGGTCAGCTCTTGGTTGAAATGTTTGAGAGGCTCGAACTCGGTCTCATTCCTCGCAGGACATTCGATATCGACGAAAAGTTTTTCGAGGATTTCAGAATATGAACAGATGGAACATCCCTGATTGGCTTGAACAGGAGGTAACCCAGAGGGATACTCATTGCGTCTATTGCGGAGTTGAGTTCAGTCATTCCTCTCAGTCGAGAAAATCACGCCCATCATGGGAACATATCATTAACGATGCCACAATAATAACGCGCTCAAACATCGCAAGGTGCTGTGTCTCATGCAACGCCAGCAAAGGCGCAAAACCTCTGCCTGTCTGGTTAGAATCCAGCTATTGCAAGAATCGAAACATTACAAAAGACTCGGTAGCACCTGTCGTCAGGAATGCGCTTGAATCCGATCCGTTTCTTAAATTGTATTGAGAACTATAATTATAAGTCACTGAATTATGTTCGAAGATATACCTAAGTCTCTGGGGAACATGAAGGTTCGAGAAGAGCGTCACCGATTACTTGAGATGCCACACATCGCTCCATTGACATCTTTCGTTCACGCACTTCGTGAAGAGATGGGATCTGATTATGCAATACCGTACTTCGATCCTCTTGACGGTGGTATTGTGGCACCAATGTTATTTCTCCTTGAAGCTCCAGGCCCAAAGGCCGTCGCATCAGGATTTATATCTCGCAACAATCCAGATGAAACCGCTAAAAATACTTTTTTGCTCACAAAAGAGGCGGGAATAGACCGGAAAAGTACAGTTTTATGGAATGTCGTACCCTGGTATATTGGTTCCGGTTCAAAGATACGACCAGCAACAATTCAAGATATAAAACCCGCTCTGGACAGTTTGCGTTTACTCCTCTCTATGCTTACGAAGTTGCAATCTATTGTGCTCGTTGGTTGTAAAGCTGCATTGGTCGAATCGGATGTCCGAAGAATGCATCCCGCTATTAAAGTCTTTAAAATTTCACATCCGAGTCCATTGTTCGTCAATCGCCTTCCCGGTAACCGTGAAAAGTTGTTGGAAGAAATAAAACGGGTTGCGCATGCTGAGATACAGCTTTGATTGAGTTTATTTTTTTCTTCTTTCCACTCAGGCAGTGCAGGCCGACTGCTACTGACCTGTACATACCTCTCGACTCGCTCCAAGCATCCCGCCACCCCTGAACATCGCAACGGTTGCCCTCCGGCTTTGTCATGCCGCTTGCCGAACTCAAGGCAAGCGCCACGCCAAAGCCTCCGTTCAACCCTTGCTTTTGCCGCTACCACCGCTGCCGAACTCCGAAGACGGCAGCCCCAATGCAGCGCCTGTTTTACGCCCCTCCGCCTCCGCGCACGCAGCCTCCGTTCCGCTCCCATCTCTCCCGACCCCATGACCATTCACCGCAGCCGCTTCACTACAGCCGCTTAGCTCTCCATCTCCGGGTGCGCAACAAGCGCTTCCATGACACCCACCCCTCGGTTATCCTCTCAAACCCTGCTGTATGTCAACTGACCTCTGGCGACTCCAGCCCTGACACATCCTGCCCGGATGGCTGACTTGCTCCGCAGGCTCCGCAAGTCACCCCCCGTGGTAACAATCTGCCAACTCGATACCTTGAGCGCAGAGGGCGCTGCTCAAGCGGAAAACTTTTCGCATTGCTGCTCAGCTTGAACAAACAGGAGAGAGCAACACCCTTTCATGCTCTCCGATTCGGGCGCGCAGGCCAACTGGCGCTGGCCTGCACTGCCCTCACATCCCGTTCCAACCCCCTCGCCCGGATGGCTGACTTGCTCCGCGGGCTACGCAAGTCACCCCCGTAGCAGCTTTGTGGCATGTCGGTAAAAGCATCAAGAAGAAAGGCATGGAAAGAGCCCACCCCTCATGAAGAGCGCGCAAAAGCACGATTCCGCTGTCGCTTCACGCTAAAGCCTCTGCCTGAACAGCTATCGGCATGGAGAGCATCAGCATGCTTGCCCCGGCACACAACGATTGTTCGTACATTCCGCAAAGGCTGCGAGTGCACCACGGCAGCAAAGCAAAAGAGCAGCCGTGACGCCACCCGCAGCCCTTGCTTCAGTCACTCCGAAACACCAATACAACAGGTCATCGCAGAAGGTTCGACTACAAACCCTCTGCAACAAAAGCACATCTACGCGCTGCGCTTGTCATGTAACATACCGCCCGGCTCTCTGCATTCAGTCACGCCTTACGCTCCGCTTCGCTACACTTTGAGGCAAAAGCCGCGCCTTCATGCACCGCAGGGCGATGATCGGTCACGTTCTATCAATCTGTCTGGTGTTAATCGGGGTCGTTGCATAACTAAAATTATGTACAAGCCTCCGGAAGCTGAGTACAGCTTTACATAATCAGAGTTATGCAAGCAACCATAGGGCGGGCCACCGCATCTTTGGCGGCTGGTCTTTTCCCGTTTCGTAGCATCACGCCAATCAACAACCACGCTGAAACCCATTCCGTTACGGTAACCGGTTCACTCCGCTTTATTACACTCCGTTCCTTCGTCACTTCGTTCCATGCCGCTACCGTTCGCCTTGTTACCTTCACTCCACGGGTATCAGCTTCAGCCAGACGTAAAGCGGCCTTAAAGCAGGGAAGCCGCACAAAGAGGGCGCACATTTCCGGTACTCACTCCTGCGCCTCCGTGAATACACTCCGGTCGCATCCGTTCCGTTCCTCAATCAGCGCCTGTTTTCAGTAGCTGACCACTTTCACGCAGATAAAGAGCTCCGTTTCTCTTCGCAAACAAACAGGGCATGCCGGTCTACCGGCGCGTCGTCCCATTCGTGCACACTTGTCAGGGCGGCTAAGGTTGCGCTTGCTGCTGGCACGCTGCTTGCAAAGAGAGCAAAAAGCCCGCCTTCACTCCGTTCAGTCACGCTTTCTTGCCAAAAGAGCAAGCAGTAACACGCGCCATTGCTGCCCGCAACCAAAGCTCGCCTTTGCAAAACGAGTCAACATATCGCAATCAGTAAAGCATCCCTGCTCACTTGCCGCTCGCTACGCTCCCGTCAACTCAGCAACCAAAAGTAAAGCCGCTCGGCCTCCAAGTCTAACCTTACAAGGGCGCTATACCTTATCGGCCTCCCGGCAAAAACAAACAAAGCATACTCTCAAACGCTCATACAGGCGCTCGGTCTCAAAGTCTAACCCTACAGGGGCGCCATACCTTCTCGACCTCCCGCCAACGAGTCCGCTTCGCTTCCAGTCATGGCGCAAAGCGCAACAACAGCACATCCCCGGAGGGCGCTGCAAAAACTAAGCCGGTTTGCCTTTTTCCACAAGGGCCGTTCGCTTCCGCTCTACAGCGCAACAGCAAAGAAGAGCGCCTTCGTTTGTGCAGCTCACTGTTCCCCCTTGCAGAAAAAGTTTGCCCGTCTTCAGGGAGCCGCTGTCCCCCCGGGGAATGGCTCTCAAACGCAATCCTTACCACCATGGCAAACACCCTTCCACTCTTCGGCAGCGCTCCGGTAGCATCAGAACCAAAAGTAACCTTCATCCCGCGTTACGGCGTCCGGCTGGTGCGTGAATCGCAGGTATTGTACGACAACAAAAAGATTACGGTAGCCGCCGATATTTGCAGCATCTGCAACACCATCGGCCTGCCCGATCTGCCACATGAAGAACTGCACGTCTTTTTCCTCAGCACAAAAAACTACATCACCGGCACCCAGCTCGTTTCCCGCGGAACCCTCAACGCATCGCTCATTCATCCGCGCGAGGTTTTCAGAGGCGCCATACTGGCCAATGCGAATGCTATTATTCTCGTCCACAACCACCCATCCGGCAACCCCGAACCAAGCAATGCCGATAAACAGGTAACCAAACAAATCCGCAGCTCAGCCGACATCATCGGCATCGAACTACTCGACCACGTCATCATCGGCAGCAACGGCAACCACTTCAGCTTCAGGCAAGAAGGGCTCTTCAACTGAAACAAAAAAAGCAGGGGCACCCGCCCCTGCTCACCTCCCCAGACACCTCCCGAATCCTCCTCCCACTACCAACCAATCGCCAAATAATTACGCTATCATCAGAGGAAAACACCGATTTCCTGAGTATATTTATTTCATATGCTTTTCTAAAAAGAGACAAGTGCAAGTATTGTTATGCGGGTCAGCATAAGACGCATATCTAAAACACAATACATCAGCTATTTTATTGCCAAATAAGAGTTTGATGGTATTTTGAAGTGTATATATGTTACGTCTTATATGGGCTGTAATTCAATAATCCGCAGCTTATGCGGATCAATCTATTTATTGTTCACCCGCCCTGCGGACGGGTGAACGTGGCCGCGGATCGGGCATCCGCCTGTCCGCCCGCAGGCGGGCGAACAAGCGGATGGAGCAGACACTCCGCGTCGTCAAATAAATTTTCCGCTGTGGAGCGCTGCTCATCTTCGGCCACGTTAGGTTCTCAATACTATGGAAAAGCATAACTTTATGAAGTACATCGCAATTCTTGGCACGATTATTTTCGGATTGTCTGTTACGTTTGCTTGGTCTGCTGAACCTGATCATTTCCGTCAGTACCGCTATCCAGACGATGGATTCGAAGTGGCATTTCCTCAAAAGCCGCTTGAATTTAGAACAGACAGAGGCCCAGATCACGGGCACGTAAATTCCTACCAAGCGGTTGTCGTCAATCCAGTTTCACAGTACTCAGTGTTCATCAGTCATTCACCCAAAAGGGTGTTTGAAGATGCTGCGATAGATGCATATCTGGAAGGTATTGTTCGCGGCCTAACCACGGCATCGGATGACGCCGTATTGAAATACAAGAGGAGAACTACGTTTCTCGGCTTCCCTGCTATCGAATATCAATACACACACAAGATCGAAGGGGTACCCGTCATTGGGCGCGGGATGGTTCTCTTAGTAGATGGAGAACATATTCGACTATCTCAGATATACGCCACAAATGACAGTAATGCAGAAAGCAATTTTAAAAAATTCGTCGGGTCGTTCCGGCTAATGTCGATTGACCGTGCTTTGAGTAAACATCGCTTCGATGAGCGTGCACGAAGCATCTCTTTTTCACCTCCGGATGGCTGGAAACAAGGCACACCGAAGTTCGCGCAGGTGGCTGCCATCTTTACGAACCCAGGCGGTCATAGCATCACAGTTCTCGACAGTGGTACGCCTGCGTATGTGTGTGATAACTACAAACGAGAAATACAGACCACACAAGGTGTGCAGTCTACTGGCGAAATATCGGCGCGTGGTCGCCCAGTAACATGGCTAAAGTCAACGGCACACAATCCAGCCGCAGGTATTCGGATGACCAGCGTTCACTATTGCGTGAATACCATGAAAGGGGCAGTAATCATGATTGGTGCCGCACCCGAGCAGACATTCTTCAGGTCGGAAGTCATGTTTCGCAATGCTGCAACCTCGATGGAGATTCGTAAGTAATGGACGAACCTAACATTGCGGTCGAGAGGGACGCTCCGCAAGCGCGCTTCGCCCGCTCGCTACGCGCCCCTCACCTTAAACGTTATAACGCAAAAATTAACGCGTTGCTCCTTTTCATCGCATTACCCCGACACACCTCAGCAACCCCCTCACCCAATAACCACAACTTCATCCTTAGGCCCATCATCCCCAGGCCCCGGATCACGTTTCGCCCAACGTTCCGGATGCTTCCGCTCCAGATACCACGCCGACGCAAACCAGTTCTTCGCCGAAGCCGTCTTGATGTTCTTCAAATGAAACTCCTCCGCCTTCGCTTCAGCCTGCTCGACAGCCAGATACAGATCCCGGTACAATCCGCTCTTCTCCCGTTCGCCCCGCTTCAGCCAGTTCAACAGCGTCTTCCGGTCGATCCCCGCAATCCCGACAAGTCGGGACACCTCCCGGTAATGCCCATCCTCCAAGGCTGAGCGTATCGCCGTTATCTTATCCTCCGAAATCTTCGCCGCCGGCATCACATCCCCCTCTTTTTATAAGCGGAAATGGGGAAATACAACAAGAACTATCAATACCACACCGCTCATCATCATTATCTTTGCTTATCTTTCGTAATCTTTTCCTATCTTTATCATAATAAATAGATAGATATATCTATTATTGCCAATATACACTATTTCAACAACATATGGCCATTACAGGACAATACAGGGAAGAAGCTCTCCGGCTCCGCGAAGAGGTCAAAAAGAAATTCAATACTCAGGTAGCCCTCTGCAAAGCCATCGGAACCAGCGACGCAACTTACCTCAGCGCATACGTCAGCGGCAAAAACCGAATCGGCAACATCCTCCGCGAAAGACTCGAAGCCGTCGGCATCGACGTCGGGTATGTGCTCTATGGAAAACGCGGATTCTCACCCGTCCCTGCCGGACCCGATCCCGAAGTCATGGCCAAACTGCACGAATGCACCGACAAACTCCGTGCTCTGCAGAACACCGTCATCGACCTCCAGAAAGAGCTGCTCGATGTCAATAGAATGCTCGAAGACATCACCGGCACACTCAATCCGGCATCCACTACAACACCCGCCGCATAATGCCGCTTATCTCGTACTGTTCCACCGGACACCCGGACTCGGCATTCATGCGCCCTATCCGATCCGCAACATCCGGAACACCCTCATCCCGCATCCAGCACGCCAGCCGGTAAAGCGTCACGTTCCGGTTACCCGGAACAAAACTGTTTCTGAAAAACGTCTCATACCCTTTACCCTGGCCGCCACCCGGCACAGCCTCCCGCTCTCTCCAGCGCTGCCGCTCCCGTTCCTCTTCAGCCCTGCGAATCAGTGCCGCCCGGTAAAACGGCTCCCACGCAAACAAACGCATACCCTCCAGAAACAACACCTCCGCATCCGGACACCCGTAATACATCCGGTCAATATTCTTGCACGCCGGATCCGCATGAGGGTAAGAACGCATCACCTCCGTCATCATCAGCTTGAACCCCTCCACATCCAGCATTACAGGCCGGTTCACCGGCAGCAACACCCGGAACCGTTCCGCCACAACACCATGCTTTTCTTTCATATGATTCCTCGTCGTCGCAATCGCGCCAACGAACGCTTCAAAATCCACCATCGCCTCACCAATCGTATACCCACCATCAAAATCCAGAATCACCAGTTCCTGACCCGGCAACGCATGTTCACCATCCCGATACCCATCCCGAAACGCCGTAGCCGAATAATTCCCCCGGAACCGCACAAGTCCCTCGATCTTATCAAACAGCACCCTTTCAGATCGGAACCCCTCAGCCATCCTCCGACTGAACGACACCAGCACCCGTCCATCCGGCGCCTTATTATCATGATACAGTCCCGGCATGATTCAGTATATCCTGATGGGTGGCAAAACTGGCAAAACCGGCAAGAATCGCCAGAAACGCTTGTCTGGCAAGCCTTTTCATAGTCATGTTCAATGGCAACATCATGGCAAAACTGGCAAAATATTGGCAAGGTTTTGTAATCACATCTCCATGCAAAACAATAACTTCCTTTTGAATTTGCCAGTATTGCCGCTTTTGCCAGCACTCAGAGCAATTTTGCATACATCCCTTGACTCTTTTTTCTGAAATACCTCGTATCCTTGATAAACCTATCGGCAGTTCTCTCCTTCATGCCTTTACTGAACGCTATCGGGATGCCCTCCGAGCGCTTGAACTCTTCAGGCAAAGCATCATAAACAGCAAGCTTGTCCTCGGCCAGGTCATCCAGTGGGGAATGACTGTCGATCTCTTCGATGATCTGCTGGTGGCTTTTTCTGAAGTATTCGGCCAGCTTGATCGCAGCTCCTACCGCTTCAATACCGACCTTATCCTTGCTATCCTCCCGGTACGCATACCTGATCATCTGTATGATGAGTGAAAAGCGGATCGCATATTGCTCGATTTTGGCAGAAACTCCCTTTATATAGCTCCGTCGTTCCCGGTTGCTCTCCTGAACCAGAAGGTTCTGCCAGTCATGCAATAATGCCCATGCGTCCGGGGAGAAGCGTAGAACCGTCTTGACGAAGCTTTCTCCGTTCTCGTAAGGCAGCTCAAGCAATCGTCTCATGGCTTGATCCCATTCTGTGAACATGCTCTGGTCAATTGCGTCTCTATTCCATGCCCGAGCCTTCGATGCTGGATAGGAAAAAAGCAGTCGATGGGTGAACCCATCATCTCCCCGACGTTCAGCCATCAATTCGGAAAGTATTTTCGGCTGGATGGTTCCGCCTACCATAATACACGGAACCTCAATCCTGATCGAACCCGAATGCACACGGTCAATCACGATAGCCTGTCGGCTCCATGATGAATTGAAGGTCTTTTGCGCATTGCTTGTGTTATATCGGTTAAACGTTTGCAGCCACCCAGCCAACTCATCCACATGCAGGCAGATTCCTCTCGGATTGTCCGCATGTACCCGCGCCATTTTTTCAGGTGTTGTATCCGAAAGGATTGTTTTTTTGAGAATCGGTGCTTGAGGTTCTTCGCTACTTTCGCCCGGATTGTTTTTTTTCTCTCTCTGGAACTTCGTCAATGCCTTTTTATAGGCTTGCATATCCTCCAGGTACAAGCTATACCGCTGAGAATCCTGCCGTTCGATTGATTTTAGAGTCCTCTTCAGAGCATGACCCTTACCTGTTCCCGGATGGCCTACCAAAACCAGCCATAACGTGACACCCTCTTGCCAATCCGGATTCATCTCTACCACACATGAATTTCCAATTGCCGAAGCAGCAGCAAACAACAGAGAACAACCCGTAAACTCGATTCCATAATGCATTCGCTCATCTGCATCCATGATCAACTTCTGTACAGCATCAGGGAAAACCTCAAGCGGGAACACAGGAACAGCAATATTATTAATCCTCGCCTCCTGCAACCGAACAGCATGCGGCCCGATTGAACCATTTACATCACTCATAGAGCGCCCCTCCTCCACAGCAAGGCTTTTGTACTCCGGGCATGCTTTATTCCTCCACCTGTTCGTTCCACAACCCCTTACTCAGTCTTTCGACCAGCATCTCAATATCAGAAGCCCGCCATGCGGAAGTCTTTTCTGAAAGTTTCACGGGTTTGGGATAACGTCCTTCTTTTATGCCAGCATACCAGGCGGCTCGTGAGATCGGCACAATGCCAGGAATTCCCTGTTTACGATCACCGATAATTTCTCGCAACCGATAAAATCTCGATACATTCATCACGAATCCTCCTTTTTCTCACAGGCTCCTTCAATCCACCGCTCTACGTCGGAAATACGGAAAAGCAAACGCCCGTTCACCTTCATCGAAGGCAAACTTCCGCTTTTCACAGCGCGATAAATTGAAATCTTGGAAATAGGCAGATCGTAAATCTGCCGGGTGTACTCAATCAGGCTTTCAAGATTGAGGAATTGCTTGACAGGCTTCTGGAGAGGAATAAAGGTATCCATTGCTTTGCATCATTATAATTGTAAGAATCACTCAACAACTATAATTTGCAATGCATGGCACTACTATACAACGCTAAGATATTGTTTTAAAATAACATGCATATCTTTTTCACCCTTTTTTCAACCCGTTATCGACCTTGTATCGTTCTTTTTTTTCTTTCTCTTTTTATACCTCTTGTATGCTTCATGCAGAGCGTTCTCTTTTCCGGGTATTTCGTAGTAGTCACAAAATAGTTTTGCGGCTTTAGGGGTTGATCCAGCAATTTTAAAAAGAGGTGTTTCGATCTCAAAGAAAACTATGTCTGGCCATTTTTCGCCAGATTTGTGGATGTTCACAGCTTCTATTACTTCAGTTAGCGGTTTATAGGCTGAAAATTTGCCACGATATTTTGTATCCGTTTCTTTTTTTACGCTAATTATCTCCTCAAACCATTCCTGTTTAAGCCATTTCTTTAGTTCACGTATATAAAGAAAGGATTCTATAACTTTTTGTTGCTCATCAAGTGCGAGTAAGAATGTCATGGCTTTTATCGTGTTCTCTAATTCTATTACTCCTATTTTATTTGATGATAATCTTTGTTGTAGAGTATTGAATGTATAGGAAACCGCATAGCTGATTACAGTTTTTGCTGGTATGATTCTCTTGATGGTATCTTGTATTTCTTTTTTAAGATCATAAATATCATTATCTAGTGGGGCTGTTTCATATTGCCGTTCAAGCAACATGTCGCAGCATGAGATATGTTCTTCTAACTTGCTTGAATGAACGTAAATACGCCCACTCACTGTCTTCGCGGAAGTTCCTGCATTTGCAGCGGCTTGCAAAAAACTCCTGTATTCCTCCAGGCAATTATACAATGAACTCCATATGCCGACAGGGTGAAATGGGTCTGGGAATGCAGATTGGTTTGACTCGGGGCTTGACTCATATTCGCTCATGGAGGACAACTTAAATGGTTATATGGAAACAAGTTGAATATAAATGTATTAAAAACCATGTGGATTTTACATCATATACAGCAAAACCTGTTTCTCTAATATGAAAAAAGGCGCCTATACAAGCGCCTTTTTTTTCCGTGTTAGGGGTAAAACTCCCGATGCCGGCATCTTCACCCCAGCCTTCAGGCTGTACAGATAATCCGCCCAAGCCTGCATCATCTGCCGTCGATCGTCAAGAAAAGAGGTTCGATTATAGGCGCGCCCGTTCGGATCCCGGACCGCATGAGCCAACTGGTGCTCGATCAAATCAACCCTGAAACCCAGAACTTCATCAAGAATCGTGCGGGCTGTCGCCCTGAACCCATGACCGGTAACCGTGTCACTGTCATAACCCAGATATCGAAGGGCTGCATTAATGCTATTATTACTCATTGGTCGGCTACCACGTCCGGTAAACACATATCTTCCATGTCCGGTTGCAGGATGTAACCCCTGCAAAATACTCAATGACTGCCGGGAAAGCGGAACAAGGTGCGGCTGCCGCATCTTCATGCGTTCCGCCGGAATTGACCACAACGCCTCCTCGAAATCAATATCTGACCACTCCATATTCTGAAGCTCACCGGGCCGGACAAAAAGCAAAGGAGTAAGCTGCAAAGCCGATTTCACCACAAAGGTTCCCTGATACTCATCAATCGCCATCAGCAAGGGAGCCAATTCTTTCGGATCCGTAATGGCGGCATGGTGTCGTATTTCACGTTTCCGGAAAATCTCACGCGACTTCAAAGCCGCCGAAGGATCATGCTCAAGCCTTCCGGTTGCCACAGCATACCTGAACACCTGTCCACACATGATCTTGATTCTTGTAGCCGTTTCCACCGCCCCCCTGGCCTCGATCTTCAGTAACATTGTCCGGATATCCGAAGCCGTAATTTCAGAAACCGGTTTGCTGCCGATAGCCGGAAACACATCCTTCTCAAGCCGGCACATCACCGTCAAAGCATGTCCCGGCGACCATACCGGATCATTCTTGCCGAACCACTCCCGGGCCACAAGCTCAAAAGACGAAGCATCCTTCAATGCCTCAGCCTTTTTTGCAGCCTTTTTTGCCTCGCTGGGATCCTGTTCATTTGCAAGAAGGGTTCGAGCCTCCTCCCGCCGCTTCCGGGCATTAGCAAGGGAGATTTCAGGGTATTGCCCCAAAGCGAGCAGCTTCTGTTTACCGTCGAAACGATACTGAAAACGCCAAAGCTTACCACCGCTGGTAGTAACAAGAAGATGCAAGCCACCACCATCCGAAAGCTTATAATCCTTTTCAGCCGGCTTGGCCTTGCTCACCTGAGCATCGGAAAGAGGGAGAATTCGTTTTGGCAT